GTTTAATCTCAGTTTGAGACTATTAATTATCGAATCGCACAATAGTAAAAAACAAACAAATGGAGTACAAAATGAAAATAAATCATTTAGAAAAAATTTTAATAGCCCTAGAGAGTATTTATACTGATGATGAAATATATCTTTGTCGAGAATCATTAAAAATACTTGAGAAAAATAATCTTAATTTTATTGAACAATTGTGGATTGAAACATCTAGTGAATACTTAGGACTTTATTGTTCATGTCGAAATATTACTTACGAGATAGATTCATGCAATAGAGATAAAGAACTTAAATTTACAAGAATTTCTAAAATGATTAATGAAGGAGATATTCTTTCAATATCTGATTTTTAAAATTAATTTTATAATATTATTAAAAACTCAACCCAGTATTTAACGCGCTCTTAATTGAGCGTAAATCTAAAGGACTAAAATGAAAAAAATAAAAACAGAAATTACAATTAGCGACCATCCAAAATATTGTGAAGATAAAAATGGAGATGATTGTCAATTTTTAAATTCAGACTATTTCCTATTTTGTACATTGTTTATCGAAAATATAAAAGACGATCTTCATAATTCTTTTAAATGTGAGCAATGTTTAAAATTAGATAACTAGAAACTCAATCCGGTACTTAACGCGCTCAACTCCAATGTTCCTTGCCACTCATCATGATAGATACGGCTAAACTGGTTCATTGGAGTTTTATTATTAGTCATAGTTACTATAAATTGCTGTGTCGTATCCGAAGTGTCAAATGTAAATAATAATGGCCTTGTATCTTGCCACCATTGATTCAAAAGTAAAGCCTCATTTTCTTCAACATGAGTTAATGGTAAATCCCACTTTTTATTGAACCCCCATTTATAACTTGGATTTGCCCCGCCTATTGTCTGGTGATCAACTAAAAAAAGTTCATCTTTTAACTGTGTTGACCATTCCGGAAATAAATCAATCACATCAATAGCAGTTAATAAATCATCGATATAATATTGATATTTACTGTTGGCCGCGTTTAATTCTAAAGCAACCCTGTAATCATCCGTGTCATTAGCAAAAACCTGGATTCTATGCCTTTGATAATCAGTTGATATACTGATAGGGTTAGATTCGCTATTAGCAAAAAACACCAGATTACCGCTTTCAGTGGCCGTATTTGATGCGTTGATAGTCCATAGATAGCTGACTATATTATGAGCGCTAACATCGAACCACCATCGATTATATACATCATTTGACGTGGCATAATTATATGTAACTAGGCCATTTTGTCCGCTGTCAACTGAAATAAATCCAGATAAATCAGAGCTATGCTGAAAGCCAGAATCATCATTAGAAACGTCAAAAGTATTCGTACCTAAAGAAGTTATATCCCATGAACCTAGCGATTCAAAAGATTGCGCACCGTCCCCAATATTTCCAAGTAAAGCTCCTAATTCAAAGCCCATAATTATAAATTTATCAATTCGTTAGCTGTTATGCGTACCCGACCACGCAAATAATTAGGCTGTAATTTAGTGATTTGATATATACTTTCAGAGTTTTCTAGCATCGGATGTTGTAGTCGAATTACATCTGCTAGTTCAAGTTCAAAAAATTGTGCTGGAAGTTCGCATTCTATAATTTGTTCATCTCTTGTTTTCTTGCGAATTAAATTAGATAGGTACAAACTAGCTGTATCTGATTCTAAAATATATTCAGTTTGCGCTCCAAATTCATTATTAATACCTGTTGCCGCTACCGAATTACAAGCGGCTGTATTATTTTCATCCGCCACTAATATATTTTCAAATTTCTGAGTAGTGTAATTAAAATTATATCCTATAGCGATTCTTTTTGCTTTTGCAGTATCAAAAACGGTTGTCCCTAGTGGATTATCCCTAATAGTTAGACTTCCTTCAACATAATCATCCGGCGTGATTATCTTGTCAATTGTAACTGTTGAACTTTCTTGATACGTCCTGAAATTAATTTGTCCGCTATCGCTAATAAAAATATATGAACCCGTAATTTTTCCGAACTCATCTGATATATTAGTTAATGATTTTCGTTGACCAAAATAACATTGAAAATTAAACCCTGAATTAGCAAGATTTAATTGTGTCGCACTCGCTTGATCTTGCCTGAATCCTAATCCTGATTGACTATAGATATCAGATAAAATATGAACTGGATTTTTTGATATTGCTATATCAGAGCAATTTACTTGTTGGCCGTATATTGAGTAATTTAAAAAATTGTTTGACTGCAATCTTGCGTCTATATGACAACTAAATTGGTATGAAATTCTTTTATTTGCTAATTTGGTATTAACACTTGCAAAAAAATATGCCCCCCCATCTCCTGTTACAAATCGTCCATTATTAGACCTTACATCTAATGATCCTGTAAATATATCTTCCGATATTGATGGCCCAAACGTTGGGGTAAAGAAAGAACCGTTACCAGATTTTACTATTAAAAATATTCTTTGAGAACTTATTTCAGATACACTTGTATTTTTGCCAGAGATGTATACAGCGGTTGCACCTTGAAAATTTAGATTACTTAATTTATTAATCTCTAAATTAATTTCATTATCTTTTGTGAAAGGAGAACCTAATATACCTAAATTTTGCTTTGAAAATCCTGGCTGAAAAAAAGTTATTTCCGGATCAACTGATAAACTACTTATTGATAGTAGAGCATTACCTGTAATTTGCATTAATCTGCTAGTTACTTTTTGTAAATTTGCAATTTCAAATGCATTTTCACTAGAACTGATATTTAATCCATTTGATTGCTGATCCCACGATTGTTTTAAAAAAAATGTGTGATTACCTTCTATCCCCTTATTTTGCTCTGAATTAAAAAACAGACTAGTTACATGATTTTCTGAGCTAACATTAATAGGCCCAATCAAACTTCCAAGATCACAATCAACTGGAGTCATATAAAATGGTCTAGCATGTTCCCCATAATATGCAGGATAACCCCAATCATTATTTGAAACCTCTGGATGAACATCTGAATAACTATCAACTATTGCGGCAACTGGATATTTGGGAACGTTATCAAAAAATCTATCAAAAATTTGAAGTTGAATTAAGTTAGGATCGTTAGCAAATCTTTTTATATCTTGAACTATGCCAACATGAGGAGTAAATTGATCACTGCCGACTTTGACAGTTAATCCCACTTCAGCTTTGATTAATTTCCTAAATGAATCTTTCCAAAAACTTAAACCATCGCCCTTTGAAAGCGTAACATTATAGTTGGAACTTTTACCAAAACCACCTAAAAAATCAATCTCATAACTAATTGGACTTAGATTCTGAATGTGCCAATTGCTAAATGTATAGGTCGTACTTTGATCAACAGGTGTTATATCAATTTGTAAATTGACATTGTTTATTTGGCTGGCTGATTGAATACTTGTTAAATTTCTCATTTATGATACCCCCAATTTTCTTTCAAGAAATAAACTTTCTAAAACTTGCCTTATTTCTTCTTTTTGATTCATTGGATCAATAGCTTTAATATTGAAATTAAAATGGTTTACTGTTCCACCACCTTGACCACCGTCTGGAATTACTTGCTCTCCCACATGAGCTTTAATCAATCCGCTTCCAGATTCCATCCCTGGTAATCTAACGAGTTGGTCGGCTGTTAATCCTGGACTTCCTTGTTGGAACCCAAGTATATTTTTGCCGCCTTCTTTGCCCCCTAGAAAACTTGATATTCCACCTGTAATGCCGCCCAACAAACCACCACCACCGCCAGTAATACTTTTAATCGCGTCAGTAACTTTTTTGATTAAACTTTTGATTGTATCTAGCGCGCTTTTAATTGGCCTAAATATATTCATTAATGCATTAAATCCATTTTGAAGAAATAAAGAAACTCTACTAATAAGATCACCTATGAATTTTATAGTTGGTGCTATTAATTTTATTATTGCAACTATTAATAATATCGGAGCTAAAATGGTTAATAATAATATCTTAAACCCAGGCATTAAAGTTGTTAAAATATCAGCAATTATACTTAAAAAAGTTGCCATAATTGGCATTAATTCCTCAATTAACGGCATTATAGCTTCTAATATTTCTGCAATAAACGGTAATAATTCGTCTAAAAGTGGTATTATAATATCTAACATAGCCTCTAATACTGGCAATAAAGATTCGACAAGTCTATCTATGATAGGTATCAAACGATCCATGAAACGTTCAATAATAGGACTTAAACGATTAAATATTTTTGTTATAAATTGGGCAACTTTTTCAATAGTTGGAGCTAATTTTCTGATAATTTTAGCCAGCAATTTAGCGAATGGTATTAACGCACGTCCAATAGGTTCTAAAATTTCAACAAGTGGCTCGCTAATAATTTGAATAACTTCTTGCATACTTTTAGTTTGAGATATTAAATCTCCCAAAAAACTGACGAGTTGCATGCCAAGGCCGATAGCTATCCCACTTACTCCTTCATCTTCCTTGTCTTCTTTTTTCTCTGTTTTTTCTTTTGTGCTATCATCAAATCCAAAAAAATCACTTATTGAGTCAGTAAAACCAGAAAATGCGCCAGAAATCGCGCCTGTAATTTCTGATATATCAAATCCTAAAATATTTTTCAGACTAATATCGCCGATTCCTTCTAAATCGAAATCTTTCCCAGTAGGTTTTTTTATATCAACTACAACCTGAACTCCTTCCACAGCAGTTTTTTGTAATTTTTCAATTGTTTTCTCAGTTTCGTTAGTAACACTTTTTAGCTCATTAAAACTTTCCTTTACTATATCGGTTGATCTTGATAACAATACGAATCCTTCTTTAGTCTCAATTAATTGAGAACTCATAGCGTCCGGGAAAATCAGTTTATTGATCTGCCCCATAGTCTTTAAAAAAGGATCACTTTCTTTGCGTACTTCACCAAAATGATCACCTAGTTTTTCAATAGAATTAATAGACTCTATCGGAATTGGCTTAATATTCAATAATGTATTATTATCTACACCAAATACAGGGCCTTTATTACCGCCAAATACACCGCTTATAGTTTCGCCAATTTGCTGAAATTCAAATCTTACTTTATTATTAAATCCTGAAAATGCTTTAGCTATCCCATCTGGTATTGCTTTGAATTTGTCACTGAATCCAGAAAAAACTTTAGCAAAAACATCTGGTATACTTTTTAATGTATCAGTTACTCTTGAGAATTCTCTTACAATATCATCCGCAAATTTAGTTAAACCAGATGAATTAAAATCTTTTAGTGATGTATCTAAATTAGTAGCACTTTTATTTGCAATATCCATCGCAACTTTAAAACTTGCGGCTGGTCTTAAAACACCTTCAAATTTGTCTGCTGTTTCAGCAAGTGAAACTGTTAGTGTATTACCAGTTAGTGTAAAATCTAATTTGGATGCTTCTTCATCAGCGTCAGCAAATGCTTTGCCGATTTTCTTTTGACTATTAACGACTTTATTATCAAGACCTGCTACATCTTTAAAACCTTGCCATAAATCTGTAATCGTCTTAACTAATTTATTGTCAATAAAATCATTGACAGGTTTCAGTATATTGTCTAACCAGTTCTGAAAAATATCTATTACTTCTGATACCCATTTAACTAAATCATTAAACAATGGCTGAAGTGATATAATTACATCCTTTAAACCTAAAAAACCGCCTTTAAGTATTTTGACAATCCCCTTCAGTAAAATACCTAGAATATCTATTAAAGGCCCTATTGCTAATTTAGCTAAATCTATCAATACTGAAATAACTGGAGATACAGATTCAAATAATAGTTTAACAACATCAATAATATCATTAATCGCTATCTGTAAATCTTCATTTGAAGCAACGGCATCAGCAAGAGTTGCCGCAAAATCAATAATTCTTTGAATTACAGGTTCAACTACTGTAATAATATCTCTAAAAGCTGATTGAACTGAATCCCAAATAGGTAAAAAGAAACTTTCTACACTTTTTATAATTTTGCTTATTTGCTCTAATAATGCTCCAAATATATTGGTTGCTGGTTCGATAGCTGAAGATATTAATTCAAGAAAATTATTGATAACTGTACTAATGATTATAGCGATTGAATCAAACGCTCCTATCACACTCGTTAAGCCATCGACAAAAACTTTATTTGATGTTATTGTTGTGAAAATATTTTTTCCAAAATCTATAATTTTTCCAATAACATTCGTAAATGTATTTCCGATAGTCTTTAAAACAGAGTCAACTGTTTTTAACGCAAAAAATTGTTTAATTCCTTTGACAACATCTCCAATCACAGATATACTGTTTTTAGTAAACTTTATAAAATTCTTTATTGATTTACCTATTGCATCAAAAATATCAGAAATACCAGTTTCATTCGCCTTTACAAATTGACCAAAAACTTTTACTAATTGTGTTGCCGCTTGTGTTGCGCCTCTTAACGAATCTTTGAATATATCAAATAAAGACGTTTGTACTCCTGATAATGCGCTACTAAACAATGTAACATCACCTTTAAAATTATCAAGCGCATCGGCGGCTGATTGCTGTGCTGTTTTTGCGTTTCCAAGTTTTTTTTCATATTCAGGTAATAAGGTATTAATATCCTGTATGACTTTGATGAATTTACCGCCAGCTTCCTGACCAAATAATGTTAAAACTTGAGCGTTAGAAATTCCAGCTTTATTTAATTTCTTTAAAATATCAGTAAACTTATTAGTTTCAGGATTTACATCTTTAAGACTTAATCCAATGTCATCTAGTGCAGTTGATGCCTCATTTGTGGGTTTTGCAAGCCTACTAATTGCGGTTCTTAACGCAACACCGCCAAGAGTACCCTTGAAACCTACATCTGCCAATAATGCGATTGTTTTCGTAACTTCTGATAGCGGTTGATTAAATGCGGCGGCTTGACCACCTGCAAATTTAAACGCCTCTATAAAGTTCTCCATATTCTGTGCTGAAGACCCAACGCTTTTACTGAAATCGTTTACAATATCTCCAGCACTTAATCCCTGGTCAGCAAATAATTTAAACCCTAACCCAACTAACCTTGATGTATCAGCTAAATCACTTCCTTGTGCAGCCGCTAAATCCATAGCATCGGCGGCTATTTCAATAGTTTTTGCGGCATCAAAGCCAGCTCGTGTAAGCTCTTCCATGCCTTGTGCCGCTTGAGTAGCCGTAAATTGGGTTGTTTCTCCAATTCTTTTGGACTCTGCGGTTAGTTGACTAAAGCTTTCAGCAGTAATATTAGATATAGATTTAATCCGAGACATTTGCGCTTCAAATTCAGCTCCTTCAGAGACAATAGCTTTAAATGGAGCAGCAAGTGCGGTTAATCCTTTATTTAATAATTCGACGGCTTGATTGGCCGCAATAATACCGAGACTAAAGTTTTTGATTACTTTAGATGCTAAATCTTTAGCCGTTATGACGGCCTCTATCCTTTCATCAGCCATGAATTATTATTTTGCTTTACCTGCTGTTTTTTGCTTTATAGCGATTGCAGCCTGTTGTTTAAAAATATTAAATATCTGAGGAATATAAACAGGTTGCTCGAAATATGATTTGTTGTCAGGCCAACACCACTGACTCAACCCTGATAAATCTTGATTATGACATGCATAAAAAATATTCATCCAACTGATTAAAAGGCGTCCTTTGATTATAGGGATTTGTGTAACCTGAACACCTCTCAGCAGTCGGGCGATTACTTTTTTACGTTATCCGCCTCTTCTGTTGTCAAATTAGATGTTTGCATTAACTCGTTAACAAGTTTTTGCTTGATTTCTAAAAATTTAACAGTCTCAAATTTTACAAATTCATCCATAGTGCCGTCTCTAATTTCCCCTTTTTCTTGAATCTGAAAAGGCTCAATCATCCGACAATTTTTGCTAATAATCTTTGACAGTGTTGCTTGATATTTTTTATCATTCAACATTTTCATACCAACATTTTGAGATTCTTCTATATTATTCAGGTCAATATCCTTTTTTCCTTGAAACTGAGTAATTTGAGTTAGCAATTCAAACGTCCCATTCGTTAGTGGCTTAACACCAAAAACAATTCCTTCAATTTCAACTTCTCGTTCATCAAGATTAATTATTAAGGTCATATTTATTTCTCCTTAAGATTCATATTAGTATATATAAAAAGTATTTATTTTAAATTCTGGCCTTCAACACCGCGAGCTAAACGATCAATTGTACGTTTATGAAGCCACAATACAGCAGTTTCCAGATGTGTTAGCGCAACAGCATTGTCACGACAACTAAATTCTCCACCTTGAAAACCTTGCAATCTATCAATCACTATTGCTATGAGTGATTCATTAGAAACACCATTAATCCCAAATTCTTTAACAGGCCCATTTTGAAAATCAATATTACTGAAAATAATATCTGATGGATCTGGGACTTTTAAATTAAGTGTGCTAATTTGATATTTATGATTCGCGTTACCTTGACCTTTTTCATCTAATGCCAATATTTGGATAGCCTGACTATGATCTTGGCCTTCGATTTTATGGCTAGTTATTTCTCTCATTATTACTTATTAAGATTCATATTTTTGTTTAAAAATTAATACGCTTCGACAGTATTGACTAGCGTAATTTCAATTGCTGTATTGCTAGTTGTGCTAAACATAGCTCCGGCTGTAAACGATGCCTCGATAATTCCAGGCCCAGCTATCACCGGATCAAACGATTTAAATCTAAGTTTGGGAATATCAATAGTCAGAGCATTTGGAGATTCAGCAGCGTTCCAATGCATTACCAGAGACTTTTCATCTTGATTTAAAAAAGCGTCCCAATAGCTATGTTGCTGAAAAATAAAAGTTCCGGTTAACTCTATTATTTGAAAACCAGTTCTTTTAATTTTGTATGGAGTATTGCAATCTTGTAGTGTAAAACGATTTTCAAGATTATTATTTATATTAATCGTTAAATCTTGAATATCTTTAACTATAGCTCCGTCAAAAGATATGCTCGATTGATCCCATTTAAACGGTTGAGCAGTCGGAAATGTCGGTGTTGATGGAGTTGTCTTAGAAAAACCACCTCCAATGACTCCAAGTGTTGCGGTCAATAATTCACCATTTGCAACATTCAAGGCTAATGTATTACCGTTCAGATTATAATATAGAGCCGCACTTTCAACATCTCTATTTACCTCAATCGTCAGCGGATCGCTTGCGCTGAATCCGTCAAAATCGTTAGATGTTGATTTAAAAAGATGTGTTTGTATGCCAGTGTCGCTTATTGTACTGACAAGTCTCATCGCGGACTTTAAAAAATAACCTAACCCAGCCGGACTTGCCTCTTGAGTTATATCTCCCTCAATTGTGTTAAATCCTTCATGATACGGTGATTCAGCAAAACGGGCGTACATTCCTGCCTCAATAATTTGCTCTTTTCCTAGCGTTATACTCTCTTCAGTAACCGCTAGAGCTTGCAATGAATCTACATTGGATGCATTAAAACTATCCTGAAATGCAAACATCGCATGGCCCTTCATTCCATATCCAGCCATATTTATACCTCTATTGCCTCTTTTTGTTTGTGTCCAACTAATCTATAACCGCCATATTTGCTTTCCATTACGCAAATAGATGGAACGAATGTAACCGCCTCGGCTATGTTGCCATCATTCTGAGTAGTAACTTGCACCAAACATCCAACACCGATATCCATGGCCTTAGTTGACTTCATCCATTTTTGTGATTGAGATGACGCTTTGCAAATTAATTTCCACCCATCTGGATTGCCAAATTGTTCGAGATCGCTAATGCATTTATAATCTGGATTATCGGGAGAACTATTCAAGGTCTTCTTCGCTTGAGTTTCCTTCGGTGGTCTCCCAGATTTCTTCTTCTCTTTCGTTTCCTCGCCCATTTTCTTCCTTAAATTGAGATTGAGAATTTAACGGCTCGATCAAAGCCGCGCTTAATAAATGTTCGACAATTGAATCATCATCGATTAATTGAACTGGTTTTCCATGCGTTACATACCCAGCAAGCGGATTATAACCAGTTGGCCCAAGCCATTTGTAAGATTCCATATTTTTGTTGACAGTTTAGATTTAGTTTAATATTATCATATATAACAAGTCGCAATAAAGTGAAAATTTAAATGGAGTACAAAATGAAAACATATGAAGTAATTTTAAAAACTGAAAAACAAGATATTTTGAGTACTAGAATATTTAAAAGCGGCAATATTCAAATCGAAATAAAAAATTGGTTAAAAGCTCAATATCACTGCCGGCCAACTGAAAAAATAATTTTAAGCATTATTAATTCAGATACATCTGAAATAAAAACAATGGAAGTTCCCCAAAAAAAATATTGGCCTTCTAAAAATCATTTTCCAATTCCAGACGGGCAACATATCGGTAATAATGTTTATTGTCATGGTGTTAATGAAGATGGTTTTGCATGTTATAGCGGAGTAACATTAGGTTAAGATTTGTAATATTTATATATTTTGTCTAAAATATTACTTTTAATCATAGGGATATCGTGTACACTTTTAAATTGAAATCCATGTTCAATATCCCATTTATATTTAAATCCAGAACCATGAGTTGATCCAACTCCGGTTATTATCCCGTTATAACCACGAATATCTATTTTTTTTGAACCATTATTTATTGTTGAAATTTTCAGTGATGGATTATAGCGAAAATAATAATGCTTACCGCGTTTAGTTTTTACTCTGATAGATGAAAATATATTTCTATAACACCATTGATCGGTTTTTTGATTATCAGCGTCTATGACAACCAATTTATTGGTTATAATACCAACGTTAGAGCTAGGATATTGAGTCCACCATTTAATAATTTGTTTTTTGCAAGCTTTTTGATCTCGATATTGAGTATACGCAAAACGCGGAGTCTTTAACCAATTAATTTTGTTTTTTATCTTTGATTCGTTTTTATGTTTTTCTAAAAACCATTTTGGTATATTTTCATCAACACCTCTAAGTGGAAAAATATTAAATCCTAACATGTGTAGGTCTATTGCATTTTGCAGATTGTTAATCATTTTATGCAAAAACTTCAGCAATTATATTCATTTGGCGCATCAAAAAAACATCACTTTGAATTACATCACGATCAAGTGGAGCTTTATTGAATCCAGTTATAATATTTACATTATTATTTAATGTACGATTGCAGTTAACCGCGCTCCATACATTGTCAGCTAAATTTAGCAAACATTCCATAGATTCAAATTGTTGTTCTACGTTTAAATAATTTTGAGTTTGTATGACTATCGGAATTGTATATTCGGCCATCCATGGTTGATTAATATTAGCTCGTCTTCCAGATATTTCTATTTCAGGATCAAGCAAATTAACCCAATATGGAGTATTATTCGGGTTGGTATTTTCAATCGCATATTTTTCGATTACAACGCCACAATTAACCAAAATAGAATCACTTGTTAATGTTAAAAATAAGGCGTTCATAACTGAGTTTGTATATATCATCTTTTAAAAGCCCTCTTCATGTAACGTTTTACTGCCGGTTTAATTATTTTTATACCTTGTTTTTTAACTGGGAATATTTTTCTCTGCGGTACTTTAAATGTTTTACCGCCAAGCTTGCTTGTTCCGCCTCGCTCATGTAGACTTGAATAATTTTGAGCACTTTTAAATCTGGCTTCTTTCTCATTAAATATTCTAGTCCATCTTTGTCGTAATTGACCAGTATCTTGTAGTATCTTGGGATTTGACCCGGTTCTTCTACCTTTCGATCTTAATGCTTTTGTTGTTTCAGATAATGGTTTCCAATGCAATGAACTTTTATCATGATCTTTTCCTTGA